CCCTTCTTTTTTCCGTACTGTTTCTTCATAGATTTCATAATTTTCTTACCTTTTTTGTTTAATGGCATAATTAATCCTCTATCATGACCTTAGCTTGGTTAACTCCTGTCTTTGCAAGGCTAACTCCAGCTCTTAATTTAGCTAAATCTTCGTTTTGCTCCATTTTATCCTCTGCTATTTCCCCTTGTTGCATTAATCTTGCTCTTGCAAGGTCAATTTGTGCTTCATCGTTGTCTCTTTTTCTCTCATTTTCCATCGCACGAAGGTCAACTTCTCTTGCTTTTAGTTTTAACAGTGGGTCAGTGTCAAATTGTGATGTAATTTTCTTTTCTTCCTTCATAAACTCCTCTGTCATTTCTGCAATTAACACAGATTTTCTTGCTTCAATCTCATTTGAAAGAGCTTGTAGCTGTTGTCCAACTTGTGGATTCATGGCAGCCTGCATTTGTAGTTGCTGCATTTGTAACATTTGCTCTCTAAACTCTAATTGCACTTGTTCCTGTGCCATCAGACTTATGTGTTCCAATATATTTTTCTGTATTGCCGCCATTACCGCAGGATTATTTCTGACAATGTTGGTCGACATAAAATTTAGGTGAGCTGTTATGTGTGCTCTGTGATCTTGACCAGGAAAAGCTTGGAAAGGTTTACCTGCTAGTGCATTTATATGCTCCATACTCGGGTCCATTGGTGCTGTTGGTGCTGGTGGAGGTAAAACTGTATCTACATTTTTAACACCAATCGCTTCATACATGTTTCTGTATATTTGATACATGTTATGTAGTTGTGGATTTGATGTTGCAATTTGTAATTGTGTTTGCGCAAGTGTAATTCTTTGCGACATAGAAAATATATTTGGGTCTGCAACTGGCACAACATCTATTCTATCATCAAAGTCTGCTTGTTTAATATTTCTTTGTCCACCAACAACGTCGTATGGATATTCCGGTGGTAAATATTGTGCAACAACTTTTGCAAGTAATTGAAACTCGTCTTTCATAGCTGCGTAACATCTCTTATGTATAGCACTCATGACTCTTGAACCACGTTCTAATAGTGCAATCGTAGTTCCTACAGCTGCTCCCTGGTTACCATCACCAACTTGCATATCAGCAATAGCTGCAAATCGTTGACCTGCTTGTACAACTATACCTAATAAATTTAATAATGTTTGAGATGGCTCTTTGTATGGTAAAGGAAAGAACGCATCTCTTAAATTACCACCTGGTGCGTCTACATCTTTAAACTCACCTGGTTGTATTGGTGATGCTTCATCTCTAACTCTTACGCCTCTTTGTTTAAATCCTGCTGGCAAATTTGATAATGTACCTGCGTCTAATAATTGACGGAGAGCCGCCGTTGCCGTACGACTCAATCCGCCAATCATATGTATGAGTCCAAAGCCATAAAATCCTAGTCCTGGCAGAAATTTGAAATGGACAAAATATTGGATCTTATTTTTCTTTAGATCATTGGGCGCATAGTTTCTCCTTATAGAGAGAACTAATCGGCTACCTTCTTCTACAGTTACTATGTAGGGTAATTTTATTCCTGTAGGTTGACCTTCACCGTCAACCTCTTCAAAACCTTCTAAATCTAAATTAACATGACACTCTAAAAGAGTATACATAGTATCTTGTTTACCAGTTTTTTTAGTGCCATCTAATTCTCTTTCTTTTTTTTCAACTTCGTTTTGTTCAACAGTTCCTGGTGGTGCTAAATCTATATCTTTATAAAAACCATTTACTTGTTGTTTACGTAATTCATTTTCAGACATTTTGATTACGTGTATTACTGCCTCTGCATCATCTAAACTTGTTGCTGTGTATGGCACAACTAATTCATCTGCAGGTATAAATTTAGATACAACTCTGCCTAATGGCACATCATAATAAACTTTTTTAAATGTAGAACCTGCTAGTGGTAAGTGAAATAACATTGAATCAAATTCTTCTTCATATTCTTTCATTTGATCCATTAATAAATAATTCATGTAATCTTTAACACGTTGAGCTTGCATTTCTGTTTGCGGATTTTCAACTCCTATGATTTGCGTTCTTACAGGTCCATCACTTGGTAATAATTCTTTATAAGCTTGTGCTTGAAACTGTGTTACTGCTTCTGCTAAAACAGGGTGAGTTGCACCACTTGCTCCTTGAAATGGTTCTGTTCTGTTTTCATATTTAAATCCTAAAAGATCTAAACCTTGTGTGTAAGACTGTTCCCAATCTTTTCTTGATGCTTTATAGTCCATATAATTTTGGACCATATCACTACCGATTGGTTCTAAAATATCATCAGGTAAAATATCTGCTAAGTTATCGAAATGATTTTCTGTTCCAGGTATATTGATTGCACCTGGTTCAAAGTCAATTGTTGCACCACCATCTTCTTCTGGTACTACTTCAACTGGTCCTTTTTCTGGTGTCTCCTCTTCAATCTGTACTTTTTTTATTTCTTCCTCTGTGGGAATATCTATTTCAGTACGAGTATTACTAGGGAGTCCTTTGTCTATTTCTGCCATTTATTACTCCTTTATCTTCTTAACATTATTATAATCAATAGGCAACCCATCTGGTGTAGGTCCTGCATCTGGCGGTGGACCTTCATCTACGCCAGCTTGTTTAGCTATTCCACCACCTGCAAGCTCTATTTGTTGAGTAGGATCAGGGAATAATTTATCCATAATCATTTGTTTAAAATTAGATCTTTTTGTTTGTCTTTCCAAATTCTTTTTAGCCTCTTTGTCTTTAACTCTTTCTTTACCTTTTTCAAAAATTTCTTTTGCGTCCTCTAGTTTTAATTCTGTTTTTATTCTAGGTTGAGCAAAGTCGCTGTCTAATGCAGAAAAATCTTTAGCTATTTGCTCATCCATCTGTGCTTGTTTGACAACACTTCTTGCTTCTCTTTCTTTTGGTGTGAGAGCTGCTAATTTTTTTATTTCACGAGAAAGTTCTGTATTAAAAAATCCATACTCTAGTGCCTCAAGTATTGGTGCACCTTCTTCGTACTTACTATACGTATCAGTAACAATAAAAGGTGCAAAACCTAAACCTAAAATTTTTCCACCCGCCTTTAAATAATTTTTTTTCATTATATCATCTTTAATAGTTCCAGCCATGTCTAAAAGATTTTGTAACAAAGGCACTCTTGCATTTAATTGAGAGGCAAAACTTACACCTTTTATTTTTGATAAAGCTTGAAGATCTATATTCTTTTTACCTAACGTTATTAATTCATCTGCTTGTTCTTTTGTTATTTGAGATAAATCTAAATCGCCTAGCTCATCTGCAAAGCTCATACCTTTTCTAACATCAAAACCTTTTGATTTAGTTGTTACATTTCCTTCGGCATCCATGTCTGCTAGTTCAAAATCTACAAGACCTTTTAACGGACCTTTAATATTATTTTTTAATCTTGTTTGTTTAGCATTAGTCTCATCTATAATTCTTTTTCTTTGTTCTAAAGTTAAGTCAGGATTTTTTAATAAATTATCTCTGTTAGTTATAATAGCATTACGTGCAGCCTCTATCTTCATCATTGGCTCAGATCTATTTACAGACGCAGGTATTAAAGAAAACCTACTCAACATCTGTCCTTTAAATTTAGGCTGACTGTGGTGAATGACTAAATCTTTTGATAACTTAGGATATTTTTTAGTTTTATATCTGCTTAAATTTTCATAGACACGATATGGATCTTGTTTTCTATAAACTGCAGCTTTATCTCTTCTTACAACTAAATCTTCTTCAGGAGATCTAGGTTGTTTTACTTTTTTATATTCTGAACTAGAAGTTATATTTTCTACTTTGTTTTGTAGTTTTAATAAATTTTCTTCTGTTGCTGGTAAATATTCATTACCAAATTTTTTTATATTTTTATCTGTTATTTTTAATTTAAAAAATTTATTTCCTGCAGGGTTTGTATCAACAACTATTGATACACCTCTAACTCTTAGATCTTTTGCTCTTTTTACTAAATCTTCACTAACTTCTGACACAACGCCAGCTTTCTCTCCTCTAACAATTCTTGATTTTGCGCCAGCTAATTTTGCTGCTTCTAGTTTTGTTAAAGGTTTTGCATAATCTTTTCCTTCAACTAAATAAGACTTAATTGTTTTGGCTGCTCTACCAGTGCCTTGTATTATTTCATTCTGTGTAGGTATTCTTCCATTATTAGCAATAAAATCTTGTACAAACTTTTTTAGTTCGTCTGCAATACCACCTCTATTAAGCTGCATTCTTAAAGGGGGTAATAATCCTTTCTCTCTTAAATCTTTGTCAGGATCTGTTGCTTTTAATTTTTCTAAAATTTCTGCTTCTTTATCTTGTTTTACAAAAGCACGAAAGGCCCCACGCGATGGGCCTATGTTTTCGACAAGATAATTTTGCATGTCGTTAAATTTTTTTAATTCCATTATTCTCCTAACATGTAGGCCAGACCGCCTGCAGCTTTTTTAATTGGTGGTGCGGCTTTTTTAGACTCTTCTATAATTTCTTTTTGAATTGTTTCTTCAATAGCATCAGCTCCTGCTTGTGTTCCGTCTTGATCAAACTCTATTTTATATTCTTCGTATTCAGCACCTTCGTCTATAAATTTTTGTGTATCTGGATCAACGTCTTTTTTAGGCGCCTTATATTCCAAAACAGTTCTATCTTCTATAACATCAAAAGATTTATCACCAGAAGTTCCAATACCCATTTTATCTTTTGTAATCTGTGCATCGCCCGTTGTGATATCTTCTGTTAAGGTATACTGATCACCATTTTTACCTGTATAAGAATATTCATCCACTCTTTCTGCTGGTCCTACTTTTGATCGTTTTCCAAACGCTTTTATTTTTGCAACAAGATCAAAGAAATAAGTTGGAGCTTCAGAAGCTGTTGATGAAAAATTTTCCATAACTTTTTGTGCTGCAGGTGCTGCTTTTTCTGCACCTTTAAAATATCTACCAAGAATAGGTATCGATGCAAGACCACCCATAATTTTCATAAACGTTCTTCTGTCCATACTACCTTTTTTAAAACCTATACGACCACCGTCTGCTTTTTCTTCTGGGTCCGGAAATAAAACATTACCCATTTGGTTTAAAAGAAAACTAGCAGCTATTCCTTGTGGATTTAAATTATATAAATTTCTTAAATAATTAAAATCCGCACCGGCTTCTATAATATTTTTTATAGGGTTTTCTTTAGGTTTATCAAAAACATCTCTCTGCATAACAGTTTGTTCAAACGTTGACCTATCATCTACAGGATCTGGTCCTCTATCTCTGCTTATCGTAACATTGCCAGTCGGTGAAATGTTTACACTTTTAGCTGTAGCTTTTCTTGTGTCTCCAGACACAGTTCCCATATCAGCGCCACCTTTAAAACCGATACGTCCACCGTCTGCTTTTTTATCTGTTGGTAGATCCTCAATAATTTTTTTAATTTCATCTACTGTCTCATCACCTTGTAGTTTAAGTCCGTATTTTTGTTCTATTTGTTTTTGAAGACTTTCAGGGACAGCTCTTGGTTTAATGTTTGTTGCTTTTAAAATCCCTGATTTAAGAGCAGCTCCTTCTTGTGTGCCGCCCACTATAACTTTATCTGGGTCAAGAGTTTTACCCTTCATGTCGACAACTTTTTGTTGATCTTTAAATATTTGATTAGCTTCTTGTTGAATTTTTATTTTTTCAAGTCCGTCTGGTTTTCTACCAGTTGCTTTTATGAAACCCTTTGTTAATTGAGTAATCATTTCAGCTATTGTCATTCCAAACTTAATCATTAATAGTACACTCTTTTAGGTTTCTCTGCCTTTGTATCTACGTAATCTTCAGGGTGATCGATCAGACCGCCCTGTCTGAATCGCATTATGGCTTGGGTCGTAGAGTCCACCAAGTCATCGTGATCGCCATATGGGAATGCTGCACATTCTTCTATGACTTCCTCAGCAAATTTTTGCTCAGGAGCCCATATCATACCAGATTCAAATAAAGGTGCAACTGCATTTACACGAGCGTGCTTGTCGTTACCTTTTGATGGTGTAAAGTTCACCACAGGTATATCCATTCTTCTCAACTCGTATGTTAGTGGTAATCCTGACGCTTTTGCCTCTACAATAACAGACTCAGGTTTCCAGTAATCATACTGCTCAAGGGCCAATCTACGTAGCTCAGGAAACTCGTATCTACCTTTTATAGCATCTAATAATATTAAATTAGCACCACTATCTTCGTCAGGATAAAATATACCCCATGTGGTGATAGCTGAATAATCTGCTGTTTCTTTTTTTAAAAACGCTGTGTCGTAAGATTGTATGACATGTGATAGTTGTGGTATATCTTCTGATGTGTAAGTTCTCCACCACTCTCGTTTTAATATAGCTCCTTCTTCTGCTGTAGGATTCTGCATCCACTGCGCATTCCATTTAGCAACTGGTAATGTTGCTTGTACTTTTTCTAACTCGTCTAACTTCCAATACTCAGGCCACACAGGCTTGGGCCGTGAGCCGTGGTCCATGATTGCTGGAAACTCGATCACGTGCCACTGATCTGCTTTTATCTCCGATTGATTTTTAATTAACATACCTGTTAAATCTTTTTGACTCCAACGAGTCATAACTAAAACTATTTTACCACCTGGTTGTAAACGTTGTCGTGGTCCTGATGTATACCACTCGTAAGCTGACTCTAGAGCAGTCTTGGACATTGCATCTTGCTCGGAGTGTGGATCATCAATAATCAAGAGATCCGCACCACGGCCCGTGATTGCACCACCAACACCAGCTGCAAAATATTCTCCACCATCTGATGTTTCCCAACGTCCTGCTGCTTTACTATCTTCTTGTAATCTTGTTTGAAAAATTTTTGTATAA